GGCGTGGCCGTTCACGTCCATGGAATTGGCGCCCGAGCTATCGCCAAGGCCCGAGATCGAGACGTTGCGGAACAGGTTGCGCTGGCCGGCAACCTTCGTCGCGAATGCCTTGCCACCGCCCTCGCCCGTTCCACCCGTCCAGCCGTTGACGCCGTGGAAGACAGAGAAGTTCTCGAAATGGCAGTTGTCGGCCGTGATGAGCAGGGGAATTTCCGTGGTCACGTCGGTCGTGGCCGGCGAGATGCGGGCTCGCTGCTGCGTGTGATTGCCCGAGCATACACCCACGAGATGCACGTTGTCCTTGGCCCAGGCGAGACCGCCTGTGGCGACGCGCGCCGTGGTCGGGGTAGCGGCATTGGTCGTACCGATCAGGACCACGACATCGTTCTGGTTCGCGGTGGCGAGGTCTTGGGCCTGCTCAAGGCTTGCGAGGGCTGCCGTGGCGTAGTCGCCATCGTTACCGTCAGAGCCGTTGGCGGGATCGACAAAGATGTAGCGCCCGGCTGCCTTCTGAACCGGCCCCAAAGAGCGCTCGATGGAGCGGACCATGTGGTCGGGAAGATTGCGGAATTGCTTGTTCGACATTGCCAGTGCTCCTTAGACCGCAGCGCGGCGCGCAACTTCCGCCTCGATGAATTGAACCGCATCCTCGCGGCCGAACTTGCCGGTCTTGCCGAGTTTGCGGGCGAGATGGAGGAGAGGTAAACCCTTGATCTCGCGCCAGTCCTCCGGGATATCCACATCCGATGGATGGACCGGAGGCGCTGGAGGCTTGATCGCGACAGGCTTGACGGCGAAGGGATGCTTGAGGTTTGGCCGGTTCCCAAAATGCGCATGGAACGCGGTCCACGCCTTGTCATCCAACGGCTCCATCTTGGAGCCGGGTACGCCCTTGTAGTCGATCTCCGCCCCAGGCTGATACACGCGCGCATCCTCGGGTCGGCCAGAGACCGACAGATAGGACGGCGCGTGCAGCCTGTAGCGGGGCATGAGCCTAGTTCACGCCGGTTCGGAAGCCCGACTCGTAGGTCGTGGTGTCGAAGCGGCCCTTGTGCAGCCACGCCTTGACCGCGCCCGAGGTAAAGTCGTTCGTGATCGCGTTGAATCTCAGACCCAGGTAGCGCTCGTAGCTGCCGGGTGGGACCAGGATGCCCTTGGCGTACCAGTAGCCGGCGATCAGGGTTGCTTTGGCGATGGTATCGCCGGTCCAATGCACCGTAGCCGAGCTGTCCAGCGTGGCCACGCTGTCGCTCTCCAGCGTGACCTGAAGCGATGCCGCACCGCCAGAGGCCAGCATCGTGGTCGTCACCAGGATCGAGAGATGAAGCGGCTCGCCCGCCCCGATGTCCCGGATCGTGTTGAGCGAGGCACCTGCCGCGAGGTTGGCCGGGCCGAGCGGGCCGAGATCGATGACGTTCTCGGAGATCGCATCGGCGGTGATCGACTGCGGATCACAGAACTGGAGATAGGAGTCGAGAAGCATGTTCGTGTCCTCTTAGCTGACCGTGCTCTCGTTGGAGAGAATCTGGTCGCACATGCGGATCGGGATGCCCCGGAAGGACACCTTCTTCTTGCCCTCCTCCTCGCCCACGTTGAGGTAGACGTTGGCCTTCTGCTGGGCCTGGATGTCGAGCATCGTCAGCACGTCCCGGTTGGCGTAGAAGGCCGGGCGCACCGCCGTCAGGGCCGGAATCTTGTGAACTGCTATCGTCAGAAGCTTGAGGATGTCGGCAGCGCCGGACTCTGCGTTGAGGTTGGAGATGTCGATGTTGGCGATGCGCACCACGTAGCGCCAATCCTTGGCGACGAGGCCGGCCTTCCACTCCCACTTGTCATGGTAGGCGGAGAAGTACCGTGTCGGGGTCTGACCGTCAGGCGTGTTGTGGTCGATACCGAGGTCTTCATGCCGGAGACCGGCAGCCGAACCTCTGGGGAAACACCCATAGACCGTGTTCTCGCCCCAGCCGATCAGCCAGATCGAGGTGTTGTCGGAGCCGGCGCCGCCGCCGAGGATGATGTTCTCGCCCGAGGCCGCCGTGGTCGAATTGAACCGGGGCGCGAAGCCGTTGAACTCGGTCGGATCGGTGGAGACGTTGCCGTACATGACGGTCGCCTGCATCTCCTGATTCAGCGCCTCCATGAACGCAGCCGCCTCGTTCATGCGGAACTGGTTCACGTCGCCATTGAGCTCGGCCAGGTCTTTGTCCACGACCGACCGTGCCTCCAGCATGCCGATGGTCTCATCGACCTGGGCAACGGTGGACTTGGACGGGGCCACGCCCTGGTAGAACTGGCGCCAGGTGGCGGTGGGGAGGCCCGTGCGGATCGTGCAGCGATGCGAGGTCGGCCCGTTCGCCTCGACCCAGCTCATGTCCATGAGCATTTCGTTGGTCTGGCTCAGCATCTCCACGATTTGCGTGGTGATGCCGCCGTTGGGCTCCAATTGCTTGGACCAATCGGCAAGGGTCGGGTTGGAACCGGCAAGAGTGGTCATGTTCAGCTCGCCTTTCGATCACCGTAAAAGATATCTGCCGGCCGCTTCCTGGGCTCGGGAGCGGGTGGGGTAGTCCCATTGAGATGCGCGGGGACAGACTGCTTGAGGGCTTTCGCGATCAGCTTCTCGATAGCTGAGAATGCCGCTGCGTTGCCGATGAAGGGCCGCATCGCGGCGTATTCCTCGGTCGAGACGTTCGCCTTGAGATAATCCTCGAACGCCTTGACGCGGGCCGGGCCGTTCTCGCCCAGCTTCTTCATCTCGGCCTGGAGCTCGGCATCGGCCGCCGCCAGCGCCTCGATCTGCATCTTGGCATCGAAGGCCACCAGCTCGTTCAAGCCATCCTGGGACAGACCGTGCTTGAGCGCGAACTCACGGATCGGTCCGACGCGCGGGTCTTTCTCGTCCAGCTTGTACTGGAAGCCATCCGGGAGCTTGAAACTCTCCGGGGGCTTGAACTCGAGCTTGTAGTCCTCGGGTTTCTTCGGCAATGCCGCGAGCTTCGTGTCGTGCTCGGTCTTGAACGCGCTCAGCGCGGCGTAGGACTTCGTGAGATCGGCCAGATTGGGCTGGCCCGTCTGCCGGTCCACGAACTGTGATGGGAACCCCTCGGGAAGGGCGGAGGTCGAAGGTGGGTCTCCCCCACCCGAGGGGTTTGGCGCGGGAGGCGCACCTGGGGCCGGCGCAGCGGGCGCCGGGGAAACGAGCGAAGGGGCCGGATTCGGAGTCGTCACGTCTTGGTCTTTTCTGCCTTGGCTTTCAGGAGGGCCAGACCACGCGCGGTCATGTCCTCCAGCTCGCGGACAATCTGCCTCTTGGCATGGCTGACCAGCAACGCACGGTCGTCGGGAATACCGCCCAGAACATGATTGATGTACCGGCCATGCAATGCCTCCAGAAGCCGGCGCCCTACCGGGGAGCCCAGCGCCCCCGCGCAAAGCTCGGCGAAGTCATCTTCGACCGGGTGAGCGGTTGGCGCCGGCCTTTGCTGGAAATCGTCCCAGGAACGGGGTTTTGTCATTGCTGGGCCTGCTGGGCACCGCCGCCCACGTCGTATTGTGCTCCGCCTCCACCCAGGAGCGGGCCGAGCTGCTGGACGGTTTGCTGAAGCTCTTTCGGGTCACGCGGGAGCGATGGATCGACACCCAATTTCCGGGCGAGCCACCCCGCGTACTTGAACCCATCGATGAGAACGTTCGCCATCTCCGGGCCGAACCGGGCCTGGATCATCTCGGCCCATTTGTCGGTCCTGACCACCTCCTCCTGTTCCTGGGCTCGGAGAAGCGGTGAGATCGGCTCCAACGCAATCGTGTCGCCATTCAGGGTGATCTTTGGCAATTTACCGCGCTTCTCCAGGATGTAGGCGAAGCGGCGATAGAGGGGATATTGAAGCTCGATCACCAGATTGGTGGCGGGCGTGCCCATTCTCCGAGCCCGTTCCGCCGCCTCATCAGCCCACTGTGTTGCCGTGGGAGGTGTCTTACCGGGTTGCTCGGGACGATCCTGGTAGTGAGCACGTCGGATCGCGGACCGGACCTCATCGATCTGGAAGGCTTGCACGTCGAGCCGTGATCTGGATTCGACAACCTCTGGCATCTTGGAGCCGGGGGCGCGCGGTATCCACTCTCCGGGGATGATCCCGTGATCTACATTCATCACCCCATCGTCCTCGTAGGAGACAACGGGATCGGCTTCCTTGTCGTAGTTCTTGAGACTCGTATACCGGAAGTGATTGAGGGTCTTGACTGCCGGGATAGTGCGATAGGTCGGACCCATGCCCCAGGCGGTGGTCGAGTCATGCGACCAGCGCGCGATGATGAAAGGATTGGAACCTTGACCCCGATATTCCTCGGTCCAGACGACCTCGCCATCGACCATGACGACGTAGTGCCAGGTTTCGTCGGATTTCACGGACTGGTCGAGATATACCCCATCTATGACGGTATGGTCGTCCATGCCCTCGGGGTCGAAGGTCTTGCCATCCGATTTGGTCGCTTTCTCCCACATCTCCGCGACATCGCCATCGCAGCGCGTCACCTTGCGCCAGGCCGCCGTGACCCGGCCATACGTGCCGCGATTGATGAGGAGATCGACGGCGGGGATGGCTTCGCAATGAACGGGTTTCGCGGGGTCGAGATCGAG